AGACATACAACCGGATGGACGTAGATAATGGCAAAGATAGTACAAGTATTAACAAGGGCTAGTAGAGAATACGATGTAACCGTTGCAGAATCTCAGGTTAGAGATTTAGATGCAATCGTAGAAAAATTAAATACAACATATCAACAAGAATTAAAAGACGAGGTAGAAGCTCAAAACTTCTTTATTAATTAATGGCTAATAGTTTTATAAATAAAAAAGTAGATTTAACTACAACAGACCTAACTACACTATATACGGTGCCTAGTTTTAAATCGTCTATTGTAAAATCTTTATTAGTATCAGAGGATGCTGGATCAGGAAGCACGATAACGGTAACATTAGTTGATGCTAGTAGTAATGTATTTAGTTTATTTAAAACAAAAACCATATCAGGTAATGCTACAACAGAACTTTTAACTAATCCTCTCATAATGGAAGAGAGTGAAATACTAAAAGTACAAGCTGCTGACGCGAACCAACTGCACGTCGTAGCCTCTATATTAGAAATACAGCCAAGAGAGGTAACAACATAATGATTGAAATACAACCAGATAAGATTATAGAAAAGATAACTAACAAGAAAACAGGGGAAAAATACAAGAATGATTCTGAGTGGAAAGCAAAAGGTATACCACCAGAAGACATTAGAAGAGATGTAACGGTAATCATGCCTAGCCTTGATTTATTTGGAAAAACAAAATAGAATAGAACGATGGCCATAACTAGAGCACAACAAGCAAAACAGATGTTACAAGACGGAGGACGAATAGGACTTCGTAGAGGGGGCGTTAATGAAGCTGATGTAGAGGCAGGTTTAGCAACTCAATCTATGTCTGATTTTTCTCCATCTGAGGGAGGCACAGGAACTGGCGCCGTAGATACGGGTGACTTTGGCTCAGAATCTGAAAACGTTGCTGCAGTTTTAGATGCTAACAGGTTTAGAGAAAATAAAGGTAAAAGTATTTTTATACCCACCCCTTTTAATTTAATTAAAAACCTTTTAAGTAAGGGTGATTTTAAAAATAAATTTGTAGATGCTTCTAATTTAAGAAGTAGAACTAATTTTTTAAACAAGATAGGATATGGCGGACAATTTACCCCTGAGTTTATAAAATCAGATTTAGGTTTACAAACACTTAGAAATCTAGGTTATACAACTATGCAAGATCGTTTAGATAATAGAGAAGATGATGACGATTCAATTCCTTTGT